AGGTCAGGCCCGAGTCGACGAAGAACGCATCGTCCTGGTTGACGAAGTAGCGGGTCTTCAGGCGCTCAACGTAGCGCACGTCGCGGCCGTTGACCGAGCGCTTGATGACGACGTAGAGCACGTCCTCCAGGCCCTCGCTCACGACGCACACGCTCTCAAACGTGCCGGCCGTGGTGTGCTGGTGCCAGCCGTAGACCTGCTGCTCGGGCACGTAGGTCAGGCCCAGCAGCGTGCCGTCGGAGCGCACCGCCCAGAGCGTAGGCACCGGCGCGCGGGCGTAGGCCAGGTCCGCGGTCGAGTACCCGTCGAACAGGTGCGGGGCCATGATCGAGACGTCGATCGTGCTGTACGCACTCGCCTGCCAGTTATAGGCCAGCTCGCGGATGCGCGAGCCCTGGGCCTGCACGTAGAGGATCGAGCCCGAGGTGAGCGCTGGCTGCACGTTGGCCGCGCCGCTGTAGCCCTGCGGCTTGATGGACAGGCTCGAGGGCGTGATGTTGGGCGCGGAGTCGGCAAAGATGCGGAACTCTCCACCCGCGGTGAGCGCGATGATGTCGGACAGCGGCAGCAGGTGGCGGATGGCGTTTTGCTGCTGCGAGGCGATGCGGAACTCAAGCGCGTCGTCGTCGCGGCTCGGGATGCTCGAGGTCAGGTTCGACTGCGTGCCGTTGCGCGTGGCCCAGACCGTCTGCGGGTCATTGGTCGAGCCGGCAAACCAGCGGCGCTGCTCGTAGTAGGTGACCGACGAGGGGTACTCGCCGGCGCCGGCGTTGAGCGTGATCAGATCCTCGGGCGGGGTGATCGAGGTGTCGGGCAGCACGTTGTCGTCGATGATCGACAGCTCCGGGGTGCTGGCGGTGCCGGCGGTAGCGTTGCTGGTCGCGTCGGTGACCGACTCGTAGGTGAACGAGCTCGCGCCGGTGACGGTGATGATCCAGGCGCCGTTCAGGGTGGCGATGCCGGTGCCGGCGATGACGACCAGGTCATTGGTCGCGAAACCGTGGGCGCTACTGGTGGTGACCGTGACGGTCTTCACACCGGCGCCCGGGCGGTCGATCACGCTGATGGTCTTGCTGGTCGCGCCCACGTTGGGGCGGGCCTGGCCGATGTAGCCGTAGATGCCGCCGCGCAGCTTGTAGGCGTTGTAGCGCGTGGCGCCGGTGACGGGGCTCCAGGTCAGGGTGTTGTAGTTGCCGGCCAGTGTGAGGTTGTTGCTGGCGGCCACCGGCGTGCAGGCGAGCGACTCGGTCACGCCGTCGGCGGCCACCGTGGTCAGCACGTACTTCTGGCTGGTGAGGTTCTTGTTCTCGGCGATGGTGGCGGTGACCGCCAGGTCGATCGGCGCGTTGGTGGGCGCGGCGAACGACACCGAGGTGAGCGTCCAGTTGGTGGCCCCGACGCGGGCGAGCTCGCGCGCGGCGTAGCTCGGGTGGGTGATGGTGAGGACGTCGGAGTCCTGCGCGAAGTGCAGCGCGAACAGGTCCGCCTCGGTGTAGGGGGTCGTGAGCGTGTAGACGCGCGCGACCGTGGCGCCCGAGGCGGTGGTCGCGACTCCCCAGCGGTCGGCCGTGGTGAACGTGTCGGCGCCGGTGACCGTGATGCGGTGGCTGCGGTTGCCGATGAACACGTCATCGCCCGTTGAGTAGCCGTGCGCGGTGACCGTTACCGTCGAGCCCGCGATGCTGACGATCGCCTTGGTCGCCTCGACCACGGTGTCGGAGTTGGTGTGGAACCGGATGTAGAGGTGCCCGAACTCGAGCACGATCGTCTGGTCGGCCGAGTAGCTGAACGGCACCAGGCGCACCTTGCGGGTGCTGTCGCGCGTCTCGATCACGTACTCAAACCCCGGGCGGCGCGCGGCCGGGCCGTGCGGCAACACCTGGAAGTTGAGCGCCTTGGCCAGGCCCGTCTGGTACTTCGAGAGGTCCAGGCGCCCGTAGAGCTCGGGCGTGATCTCACCGCCCGCGAACGATCGCAGCAGGGTCTTCATGCGCGGGCTTTGATCGAGCCGGGCGTGAACTCGGAGGTCTCGCGCGCGGCGTTGCTGTCCTGGGCCGCGGCCTGGCGCATGGCGCTCGTCGCCTGCTCCATCAGCGCGTTGCCGATGCGCATGCCGTCGGTGCCCTTGATCAGGGGCCCGGCAAGGTAAGCGGCCAGCAGCATGCCGAGCGCGCTCACGAAGTCGGCCGGGTACTTGGTCGTGTCGGTGACGTCGACCGTGTAGATCAGCGTCGCCTCGGGCTGGTTGGTGTAGAGCGCATCACCCGACTTGTCGAACACGGCGCCGTTGCGCTCGGGATCGTTCGTGTCATCGAGCGCCAGGATCTTGCGGGCGCGCAGGCAGCCGGCCGGCACCTGGTACTTGTAGGCCCAGGCGGTGGAGTCGTTGGTGAGCTCGGCGAGCACCACGCGCTGGCGCGCGAAGCTCCAGTCGTGGGTGGCGAGCGCGGCCTGGCGCGCGATCGGCAGGAAGCGGGCGCAGTGCCCGGACTCCACACTCCCGTCGGTGGGCGAGAGGGAGGTGACCACCGCGTCTGCGCCGATGTGGCTCAGGGCGAGGTTGGCAATGTCGACAGCGCTGGCCATGGTGGAACTCTACGGGTGAGGGGTGAATCGACGGACACCTAGCGGCGGCGCAGGTAGACCACGCCGCCGGTGGCCGTGAGGGTGCCGGTGTAGATGCCGCCCGGGCCGTAGGCGACGCCCGCCTTGACGTTGGCCGGGTCGGGGTACAGCGCGATGCGGGTGGCGCTGCCCGCGACGAGCGCACCAGCGGCCACCAGGGCACCGCTCGTGGTGTGGGTGAGGGTCTGCGAAGCGCTGCCGATGACGAGGGCGCCGGGCCCGGCGAGCAGGCCCGAGGTGTCGTGTGCTCGGGTGCGAGCTGCACTGCCGATGACGACGGCGCCCGGCCCTGCCAGCGCGCCCGAGGTGGCGTGCGGGATGTTGAGCCTGGCGCTGCCGGCCAGCGTGGCGGTTTGGCCCGGCAGGGTGCCGCTGGTGGCGTGGGCACGAAAGCGTGTGGCCGCCCCGGCCAGCGTGGAACTTTGCCCCGACAGGACGCCGGTGGTGGCGTGGGTGACGGCGCCCGCCACGCGCGCCGCCGTGCCGGCCAGCGTGGAGCCCTGGCCGGTCAGCGTGCCGCTGGTGGCAAACGCCCGAAAGCGTGCCGATGACCCTGCAACGGTCGAGCCCGGGCCGGTGAGCGCGCCAGTCGTCGCGTGCTGCCGTGTCCGCGCCGAATCGCCGGCAATGCTTGAGCCCGGCCCAGTGAGCGCGCCGCTGGTAGCGTGGTTGACGGCGCCGGCGACACGGGCCGCAGCGCCCGTGATGCTCGAGCCCGGCCCGGTGAGTGCACCGTCGGTGGCGTGGGTGACCGGACCCGCTGCCCCCTGACCAAGAAGCAGCGGCAGCAGCACGGTTTAGAACACCTCGAAGGTGATCTCGAACGACAGGTTACCGACCGAGGCGACGGTGCCTTGCACAAAGCGCAGGCCCGTGTTCTCACGCACGACCAGGTCCGCGCCCTCGTTGCGGACAAACTCCGCACCCAAGGTGCCTGCAATACCGGACGGTGCCGAGGTCTCCTCGGTGAACACCCAGCGCTGCCCGATCAGTGCGCCTGCAGTGGCACCGCCCGTGGGGGATGACCGCGCCGTGATGTTGGCCGACAGTGCAGCAGCGGCGGTGTCCATCTTGCTGATGGTGATGGCCGTCAGCGAGGTGCCATCTGCGGTGGCCGCCGTGCCGCCCGTGCCGACTGCCGTGGTGCGAGTCAAGTTGACTTCCACACCCAGCGTGCCGGTGACCGCCGTGTCGTTGTCAACGTAGCAAAACGCCGACAGCACTCTGATTGCCACACCGCTGCCCGTGGCGTTGAACAGGTCCAGGAAGACCTTGGACGCGCCCACCGCCTGGCTGGGGCAAGTCAGGCGGTACTGAGGCAGGCTGCCCTGGATGTGCCCGTCGGGCAGCGCCAGCATGACGACCTGGTACTCCTTGGCCGACACCAACTGCGTGGCCACCGTCGCCCCTGTGCCAGGGGTGACGGCAATCGAGTCGTTGGGCAGCGCCATGGTTATGCGCTCAGGGCGGTGTAGGTCAGCGAGCTGCAGCTCACGGTGTCACCCGCCGCCACCGTCAGGCCGTTGGTCATGTTGATGTCAGACGCGCTGGCGGCGACTTGGCAGTGGATCACCACCGTGCCGCCGTTGGTCTGCAGCGTGGCGGTGGCCACCGGGCTGGCGTTGCCAGTGGCGTTGGTGTCGCTCGAGATGGCGTTGGCGGTGGCCGTGCCGCTGGCTGCCGCGCCGAACGCCGTCGCGCTCAGGTTCAGCGTGGCCACCACCGTGCCAGGCGATCCAACCGTACCTGACAGGCGGAACGCCAGTCGGCCGTTGGCGCCAATGAGCGCCGTGACGGCGTCAGTCGCCGCGTTGCGTGCGGCCGTCGTGTGGGTCACTGCCATGGTGCAGCTCCTTCAGTTGTTCGTCCGTGATGCGGCCCACGAGCTCGAACTGCTCGACGCGACCGTCCTTGCGCGTGATCTCGACCGTGAAGCGCAGTTCACCGGCCTGGCCTTGGAGCGCTGTCATGCGAGGCTTTCAGAGGGAACGACGGCCCGACAGCACGACCTTCAGGTCGGTCGTGCCGTTGCCGCCGAACACGCGGGGCTTGATGAAGAGGGGCAGCTCAACGATCTGCTTGAGCGCGCCGCTCGTGAGCGTGAGCGCGGCACCCGAGGTGTCGCTGAGCGCGTGGTAGTTGATGCCGTCGTTGGAGCCGCCGATGGTCACGGAGGCTCCGCCGAACGTGCCGACCACTTGGATGGAGCGGTCGGAATAGACGGCGAGCCTGACCGGCTCCCCGTCGTCATCCGCGGCGAGCGGCGACCAGGTGGTCACCGCCACGTCGAGGGAGGTCTCGAACGGGAAGGTGGTGACGGGGGTGACCGTCGCCATCTACCTCAGACGATGTCGGTCGCCGGCCTCACCTGGACCTTGGCCATCTCGGACAAGGTCTTCGGTTCAGAGCGAGCGGGTTTGGCAGGTTTCGCGGGAGCGGCGGCCGGCGAACCGACCACCGCCACCCACGAGCCCTTGAAGTCGTCGGGCACCTCGAACTCGGTGCCGGGACGCACACGAGCTCCGTTGTAGAAGCCCATCGAGGTAGCAACGACTTTTTTCATGGGCTACCTATCAGGCCTGGCTCGGAGAGTCGTAGGCCTTCCAGCGGGCCACGTCTTCGGTCAGGAAGGCGTTGACCTTGCCGGCGTTGAGCGCCGTCGTGCCGGTCACCTGCTGCACGGCCAGGTAGCGCTCGTAGGCAGCGCCCTCGATCGGGAGCTGGATCGCGAACAGCACGGTGCCCGCGGCGATGGCCGTGGAGCCCGTGGTGAACGCGCGCGAGGTGGCGTGCACGGTCTGGGTGCCGTTGGTGGCGATCGTGTCGGTGCCGTCAGACACCAACTGGAACGCCACGGTGCCGGCCGAGCCTGCCGTGGTGATGCCGGTGTCGACCGTCACCACCAGGTACAGGGCCATGTCGCCACCGAGGTCGCGAGACGGGCTCACGGCCCCCAGGTCGATGATGTCGCCCAGGTTGTAGGTGCCGGCGGCGCCGGTGTTGCACGAGACTGCGTCGCAGAACTCGGTACGCTTGTCGAGGATCATGGTGAAGTTCCTTTCGGTTCAGAGCGCTGCGATTACTGCACGCGGGTCTCGGTGTTGATCAGGGCGTCGGTGCGGCGCACGGGGATGTCGTCGAACGTCATCACGCGCTTGCCCTCGACCGTCTCCCAGGTGAGGTTGGAGCTCACCCGCTCGAGGATCCCGAGGCGCAGCTTCTCGCGCAGCGTGCGGTTCATGTAAAACGCAGCACGGCCCTTGCCGAAGCTGGGGATCCGCTCGCTGGCCTGCACCATCCAGTTCACCAGGTTCTTGGTGTTGGCGATCGTGCCCAGCTCGGAGATGTCGATGTTGGCGATGCGCACGAAGTAGCGCCAGTCGCGCACCACCAGGCCCGCGTCCCAGCGGTAGTGGGTGCGGTAGCCTTCCATCCGGCCGCCGGCGCCATCGACGTTCTCGATCGTCACCTGGCCCTTGTCGGACATCTGCAGGCCAGCCTGCGAGCCCTTCGGGTAGATGCCGAAGCCCGTCTGCGGACCCCACACGCACAGCCAGATGGACGTCAGGTCACCACCGGAGCCGCTGAAGGCGTCGATGATGTTGTCGGCGTTCTGGGCGGACAGGGAGTTGTAGCGCGGGGCGAGACCCGTAAACGCCTCGGGCTCGGTGCCCTCGTTGCCGTAGAACAGCGTCGAGGCGTGCTCCTGAGCGATACCCTCGATGTGGGCGGCGTCTTCGGACAGGCGGAAGGCGGCGGTGTTGCCGTTCAGGTCGGCGAGCGCCTTGTCGACTTCAGCGTAGGCCTCGAGCATGCCGCACGAATCGGTGATCTGCGCGGTGGTGCTCTTGGTGGGCTGCACGCCGCCGTAGAGCTTGCGCCACGTCGGGGTGGGCAGGCCGGTGCGCACGGTCGTCTTGTGGCCGGTCGGCAGGTTGCCTTCGACCCAGGACATGTCGGTCAGAACTTCGTTCGACTGGTTGAGCAGCTCGACGATGGTGTCGATCTTGCCATCGGGGTCCAGACGCTTGGAAACGTCCAGCAGCGTCGGGTTGTTGCTTGCGAGGGTAGCCATGGTGTGGTGCCTTTCAGTTCATAGAGGGGAACAGTTTCTTGGCCGGATCGGTCTCGGCGCCCTTCGGGCTGCCGGGAATGAAGCGGT